GTTGTCATACCTGCGACTGTTGCAGTGTCGTACCGGGTTATCATCCTTCAAGTGGTACGTCTACAGCTTGATTTGGAATGTAGATCACTTGACCAGCCTTAACAACCGGGTTGTTTTTAGGCAAGCCATTGAAGTAGCGGAGTTGTTGGTAGGCAACTAAGACTTCGTTTGCAACATCAAGTAAGGTTTGACCTTCCTTAACTGTGTAGGTTTTGCAATTTGTGTAATCAAATCCATTCTTTGCCACTCGTTTCACCTCCTTTTTTGGAGTTGATTGAGCGTTTAACGCAGTTTTTTCGTGATTAACTGCTACTTCTGGCGCATCTTTTGTGGTTTTTGGTGCGTCAACTGTTACTTTCTCTGAGTTAATACCGAAAAGTGGTTTGTTATCTGTCATGTCTTACCTCCTAATAAAAGCTAAATATCGGATCAGCCACACAGCGGCAGTTGATTGGTTCGCCAGGCATCTGTCCATCATCACCGCCAGTTGGATCGTCGTAGGTTTGACGAGTGCCATCTAGTTCTTGATGTTTGGGCCGTACTCGGTTATCTTCCATTGATTGCCAGACGTAATCTTTTGCGCCCGCCGCTTTGTGTCGACTCTCATTGAACTTAGCAAGCGCTGATCCGGTTTGATCATTAGCAACAAGTGCAGCATGTCTGACTGACATACCAGTTTGTTTAACGATTTCTTTTGTAATTACACCGGTGCCGTCACCATTTGAGATAGCTCGTGAGATGACACCAGTGATGCTGTCTGCATATCGATCCTTCATGTACTTGATCAGTTGGACGTTCTCAGCAACTCGTGCGTTAAATATCTTGGTCAATTCAGGGCTATCACGTATTGGGTTGATACCAGCTATCCGAATCTGCATTGCAACGTTGTTGTAGCTAAACATATCAATCGTTCTAACAAACTGTTCAGCAATTTTGCGAATAGTTGCATCACTAGTGGCTTGTTTGATCGTGTAGCCCATAGCATCGAGGTTATGTAGTACATTCTGTTGTTCTGTTTCAGTCGGATTGTTCTTTTTAGGTGCATCACCAACAATTTGAGTACCGCCTTTGAAGTAGTCCCCCATATAGACGTTGAAATACTCCATAGCGACTTTGCGCCACTGATAAACCAATCTAACGATGCGTCTTCGATAAGCATCTTCAAGATTGCGAGGATAGCGAGTGTGAGGCATTCTTCTATGAGTCGTCATGTTTCTCAGCTCGTTTCTTGTCTTTTTGATAGTTATCCACAATGTTCTTTACAGTTTCAGCATCAACACTGTCACCTGCTGTCTGCATTGCTGGGTTAGGGTTGGTGTCTTGACCTGCTAGCATGTCGTGGACTTCGTCCGGTGCAAGAACGCCGTTAGAAATCAAACTACTGTAAGCATTAGCTTGGTTCATGAAGATTTCTGAGTTTGTCTTATCGTCCATGGTTTGTAAGTCATTGAATACGATCTTCCAATCAAGTTGATCAGGGTCATCACCGTTTGCGTACATCAAAATACGAGTGATCTGTTCAATTTCAGGCTTTAACAAGTTGGTCTGAATTGCCTTGATGCTGTCGTAGTAGTTGATGACATCTTGTGATGCACCAGCTAATGTCCCAGCTTGTTCACCAGTTAGAACAGATTTTGGAATACCACATGCAGCACTAAGCTGTTGCCATACGAAGTTGTAAAGCAAATCAATACCGCCGGTTGGTGTTGCTACCTTTTCAATACTGTCTTGACTATGACCAAACGCCATTGCTTCTGTATTAAGTACTTGGCTAATCTCACGCTTATCACGTTTAAAGTCAGCGTCTCCTTCTTCCATCAACTGATCAGACTTGTAAAACTTGAATGTAAATTCACGTAACATCTTTCCAGTCGATTCAAGTGCGATATCCATTGCTTTGAGTTGATCCTGACATCTGGTCAAGATTGATGTACCTGTTTCATCATCAATCGACTTATCAAGTGCAATGTGCCAATACCGGCTTTGATCAATAACTCTTGGAGTGTTTCTCGGAGTATTCGGCGTTTGAGTACCATTAGGATCAACTTTGTAACCTGCGTTTTGAGTTCTAAGTACGATCGCTTGCTCTTTGCCATAATTAGGACTGAGTGGGTCATCATTGCTTAGAACTTTGTCAACATGGTTTTGCCCGAACGCATGAATGAAGTGAACTTTTTCAACTGTGGTTGGATCAAGTGGCTTACTTGAATCAGCATCATCATTTTCATTAACGCCAATAGTGATATAACCATCACCGCCTTCACGTTGATAAACAAGTTGCTGAGACAAGGCTTGTGTGGTCTTCAAATCATAATGAAGCCGTTGGTACATCTTTTGGCGTTCTGGATCGCCTTCTACGATTACTCGGAAGCCATTTCTGGTAGCATCTTCGGCTGGTTTATGTACGATTCTTCGAGCAATGGCATTGTGTTTTGTCTCATTGTGCAGTGCATCGTAGTCTTGTTCATCATTAACCACTCGCCAGCCTAGATTGTCATAACTGGTAAACGGATCAAGGTCGATGCCGTCACCAACAATGGTTCTCTTTTTCGGTTCTGATTTTCTTCTGCTAAATAGTCCCATGTTTCCTCCTTTCTAATATCTGATAACTGGTCCACGACTATGGTTGTCGTGAAGTCTCTTGACTGCGTAAACCATCGAGTCAACGTTGTCGTCGTGCATTGCGTTAGGAAATGCAAAGATTTCTTCAAGCCAGTCCTCGATTTCAGGTCGCCACTTTGGATGTGGCACATAGATGTTGCCTGATTCCCATACCGGACTGACTGATGCTGCTCTTGCTTCCTTTGAGTCGCTACCTGGTGAGACAGCAACAATACCTGGTATCTCGTGTTGAAGTGCATCGATAATCGCAGGACCGTTGGCTTTATCTTCGACTAGCTTTGTGACTGCATCAGGGTAAAACCTCGTCATTACTCTGATAGCATCGAGCGTCTCAGTAAATGACAGACGCTTGTGACACCAACCAGGTCTCAAATACAAGTCAGCACCACGTTTTGACCAAACTTGACCTGCAACAAAGTCATCGTTTTCCTTGCTTTTGAATGTTGCGTCCCATGCTTGAACAGATGTATCAAAGTGTTTAGGCAATATCTTTGCGTCCTTGTCGGTTAAGTGAAGTCTTATCTGTGTTTCTCTGTCAGGCACATAGAATTTCACCCATTCACGTTTGAAGATGTTACCTGATTCAATCGTTGGTGATTGCTGATACAGTGCCGTGAACTTCTGAGAACCCATGTCGTGCTTGTTGCCGAGCAGTTCATCTAGGCTATGAAGATCAGGACATAATGGATCACCATTGTGACGACCGAGCACATCAGTCTCACCTGGTCCAAGTCCTGTAGCAATAGCAGGAAGCTTGATTTCTTCCCAGTTGAAACTTGAATTATCAAGCAAACGACCTGCCAAGTCATCCTGTTGCCACCTGGTCATGATTACGATCACTGAACCACCACGTTGAAGTCTTGGCTTAAATGTCAGTAACCATTCATTCCAGATTTTGTCCTTGATAGTTGGTGATCCGGCTTCTTCTGCGTTTTTGATAGGGTCATCCACGATTAGCAAGTCGGCACTCATACCAGTCGCACCACCGAGGATAGACGTTGCATAAAAGCCACCACGATGATCAACTATGTCAAATTGCTGTGCTGTGTTCTTGCCAACTCGCAAAGTATGATCAGCGTCGGGTACACGTTGTGACCATAAAGAAAAAAGTCGTCTATTTGATTCTGCAAACTGACTGTATAAGTCTTGTGAGTAAGCAGTAATCATGACGTGCTTTTCAGGATGTATCATTAAGTAGTAACTTGGAAAGGTTTTGGTGATGGTTAACGACTTTCCGTGCTGAGGTGGACAAGAGATTATATAAAAATGTTGCTCACCGTCTGCGATCTTTTGAAGTAATGAACACAAATACTTAGTGTGTGGGTACATTGTCATATCTGGGTAAACCAGTTCAAAGTACTTCTGATACGACCGCCAAGCCAGTTCATCTTTCAATTCGTTGACGGTTAACTTCTTAAATTCATCTAGCAGTGCTGTATCTATCACTCGCTACCACCGCCTTCAAGTGATCTAATCATTTCTTCTAGTTGCTTATCGGACTTCTTGGATATTAACTTACGCATACGACCGGACTTGTCTTGTGATTCATTAGTACGTGATTCAGCCAAGGTAG